CAGAACATGCTTAAGCTTCACCAGGAGGGCCGCGCCGGGGCAGAGTTCGGCAAAATGGGTGGTCGTCCCAAGAAACCTCGCGCCTCTGAACATGTTGCTGAACAAGTCCGAGAAGATGCAGAACTATTCTATCAAAGGATGAGAGAAATTGTCTTGGAAGGTGGAGAGAAGGTTGCATCAGCCACATTCAATACGCTCATGAAGATTGAGGAACAGGAGCGTAAAATTACAGTAGAGGAAGAGGAAAAAATTGACCAACTTAGAAGAGAAGAACTTCTCGCCCTCGTCGCAGAACAACTCAGAGAACTCGGAGATTCCGGAGTCATCCCAATTGGGAATGCTGAAGTCGTTAGGGACGAAAGATTTACAGAGATTAGCGAAGAATCTAGCTGAACTTAAGAAACAGACTGCGATCAAAGGCCCGCAGACTGATGATGAACTTCACGCCTGGATATTAAAAAATTTAAAGATGGATATACCCAGGGTTGCCGTATGTGACGGGCATCAGTCACCTTTCAGCTTTATTTCTGATCTTTATTTCGAGCGAGTGACTGCCGCTGTAGCAATGGCTAACCGTGGAGGAAGTAAGACAGCTAGTTCAGCCATTCTGCATCTTCTAAACTCTTTGTATAAGGTTGGTTGTGAGTCCTTAACTGTAGGAGCAATTGAGGCGCAGTCTAAAAGGGCTTATGAAAGCCTTAAACAATTTTTAATCGTTCACGGTGGAGACGGAGTGTATGAACCAAAGGACCATCCACAGATCGTGAGAACAATTGAATCAGAAACATCTTTCAAAAATGGGTCTAAAGTGGAAATTGTGCCTGGAACTATGTCTGCTGTATCTGGTCCCCACCCCCAAAAAGTACACGCGGACGAGCAGGATCAGATGCCTAAAGATGTGTGGGAACAGAGTCGCCATATGTCACAATCAAAGACCATCAAAAATGAGGATGGAACTGAAACAGTAATCAAGGCACAGGATTGGGTTACATCAACTCGTCAGAGACCATTCGGTCCGATGCAGAAGTTGGTTGATGAAATAAATGATGCAAAAAAGAATGGATTCAAGCCACCATGGGAGCTATATACATGGTGTGTATATGAAACAGCAAAGAATGTTTCGAACTGTATGGAAGCAAATCCAGATTTACCTCCTGAACAGGCGTGTGGATGCGACAAGATTGTGAAAGGAAAGTGGGAAGATGGAAGGCCGAGAATCTTTAATGAAGTGTGTAGGGGACGATTATCTAGAAGTCAAGGATTTGTCGATCTTGACAACATCTGGAAGAGATTCCAATCCTCAGACCAAGAAGAGTGGGAAGCACAGCAAGAATGCTCCAAGCCAGAGACAGGTGGAATGGTATTTAAGACATGGGATTTGTCTAGATACGGAATAAAGTGGTACGCCCCAACTCCTGATCTAGGAACTATTGTGATGGGTATCGACTATGGAGGAGGAACTACACCAACAGCCGTTAATTGGTATCAAATTCTTGCACAAGATACATTAGTATATGGTAAGGATCAGACAAGAACAGATGGCCCAATGAAGCTTCTAAAGGCTGGCACAAGAGTCTGCTTTGATGAAATTTATAGAGCAGAGACAGGCAATATTGAAATAGCAGAAATGATCAAAGCAAAAGAATCTATGTATGTGAATAAATATGGACCAGAATGGAAGGTTCGATGGAGATTTGATGATCCTGCTGTTCCAACAGCAAGACATGACTTTGCACGAATGGGCCTAAAGTGCATGTTTATCTGTAAGAGAGATATTATTGAGCAGATTAAGACATGCAATACTCTATTGAAAGATGATTTAATTGCTGTTGACATTGAAACATGCAAAATGTTTCCTCTTGAAGCAGAGGCATATCACTATCCATCCAAGAAAGCTGGATTTGAATATGAACAAGAAAAGCCAGTGGATGACTTCAATCACACCATGTCAAACTTCAGATACACAATGGAAAACCTAAAAATACTTGAAAAGAAGGGTTCAATTACAGCTAACCATCCTCGCACAGATGGTAGAGTGCATGAAACGGTGTGGAAATCTCCGATGAAATCGTCTGCCGCCAGGTATATGCCAAGATAATATATGGATATTTATTCAGATGAATTAGGAAAGTTAGCTCCATTCTCCGAACCTAATGGTAACGGTAAGGTTGACGACCGCCTAAAGAGAAGATTGGCTCAGAATCGCAAGCCGACTTCACGCTCAGCATCAGATCAATGGGTGAATTGGAACTCAATGGCTGAACTTCTTGGTCAACCATTTGATATGACCAAGATTTCTCTTTCTAAATTAGAGCAAATGCAGCGCGACCCGATCCTTTCATTTGGACTGATGTTCATTAAGGTCCCTTTGGTTAGAGCACCTTGGTACATTAGATGTACGGACGCCAAAAGAGCAGCATTTGTGGATAATTGCCTGCGAAGAATTTATGGAAGGCTTATCCTTGCATACACAAATTGCTTCTCGTTCGGATATTCAGCAATGGTCAAGCGTTTTGAATATGAGAATCCGGATTGGACATACGTGGATAGAGACGCAGAGGAACAACCGGAACTTCCAGTATGGGACAGCAAATCAGTAGATGCTTTAGTTTGGAAGCCTTTTCTTGCTTTGAATCCTCGCTATGTAACTCCGCATTGGAGCGCCATGGGAGATTTTGCTGGAATTGATTTTGCTCCACAATCTGGAATAGGAGCTTTCGGAACATCAGGATCGCCTCTTAGAGATTTCGCAGGAAATCCTTCAAGCAAGATTGCAGATATACCACTTGATTGGGCGCTATGGGCCACAAACGAAAAGGACTCAGTATATGGTTCGCTTTGGGGTTACCCGCGTTTAGGATATGCCTATAGATATTGGTGGAGTTATTGGTATAAGTTTGGATTGGCTGATAGAGCCTTTGAAAGATGGGCTGACCCACCAATGGTTGTATATCATCCAGGTGAGGACGCATATGATACAGATGGAAACCTTGTTGACTATTCAGCAGAGGCTTTAGCATTTGCTGAACAGCTTAGATCAGGAGCTAATGGTTCTTTGCCATCTGATCTTCATTCTAACATCGCAGATGACAAAATTACAGGAGTAAAGAAGTGGGAAGCTGTCCAAATAGAGAGCAAGACAAATTTTGATGCTTTGGACACAACATTTAAATATCTTGATGTTCTTAAACTTCGATCAATGATGGTTCCAGAACAATCACTCATTGAAGGACAGGGGGGTTCATCATCTAGAAATGTTGCTGAAAAGTTCGGGGATATTTTCCAGGAATCACAAGCTATTGTGATGGAAGAAATTGATGATCTAATTAATAGATACATGATTCCTCAGCTTCTTGAGGTTAACTTCGGGCCGGGAGGACCAAAGGCTGAAAAGATAACAACAGGATTTGATTCGCGCGACCTTGAAACAATGAGAGCAATCGTGGGAGCCATTGCCAATAAGAACGGTTCAGTTCCAGAAGTTGATGTGCGTGAAATGCTCGACCAGCTTGGAATTCCATTGCTATCGTGGCAGGAGACGCAACGAAATCTTGAAAAGATTGCTGAGGAACAACAGGCATCCAGTGAATTTGAGCTTCAGAAGCTTAGAGAATCAGCCGCACTAAAAGGCCACCAAGTACCTGGTTCAACAAATAATGCTGCAAATTCAGGAATGCCAACAAAGCCAAAGAAGAGGGACGCAAAGTTTGGAGAAGCAGGAGTAACTGAAGATGGTCTTTACTATAATGATAGAGAAAGAATTATTATTGTGGGTAATGAAAGATCAGAAGAAGACAAAGAAACTGCTAAAATGACTAAAGCAATTTTGGATGAAGTTGCAGAAATTAAAAAAGACTTAAAGCCAACGGAACCGCCTGTAGTCAACGTGGAAGTGAAGGCTGCGGAGGCGTCTCCAACGAAGAAGGTTAGAAAAACAATTGTTAGAGACGAAAATGGCGACATTTCTCACGTAGATGAGGAGGAGGTAATCGAAGATGAGCAAGCATAAGCATGAATGGGTGACCCAATATTATTCTTTTGATCCTATCGAACATGATGAACCATATGAGGTTCAATATTGTGCTGACCGCGAATGTGGTCAGAGACGCACAAAAACAATGAGCGAAAGTCTTGTTGAAGAAGTGCGTGAATTCGAAGACCTACCAAGCGAAGACGTACAAGGAGGTGAATAAAGTGAGATTTCCAAGCATCATTAAGCCAGCTAGAAACATTATTGAGGCAGATAGTCTCGCGTTTGAAATGCGAGAGGAGATTTTTGATATTGAAGGGAAAAAGATTTTTGATTCAGAATTCTACTCACCAAACGCGCTAACAAATGATGGCCAGGCACACATGCTTAACGTGTGGGCTAGAGAACAGTCCAACCTTAACAAGTGGTTGTTCCTTCTAAATATGGCTGCGGGAGCAGCGCCAACCAAGACTTCAACATTGGCGACAATTACTGAGGCGGTAACTATTAACACAAACGGTTATGCGAGAACACAAATTTCAGCAACCGATTGGGGAGCACCGTCACTAGACACAGGCGATCAGCAGATTACTGCGTCACAGAAGACGTTCGGACCGTTCACAGGAAATGTACCTGTTTCCCATGTTGCTCTTGCATCTGTGGCTTCAACATTTACAGGGACGCTCTTCCTGTATGTATCTACTGCATATCACACAGCAAACAGCGCAGCAAGAACATTTGTTTCAGGAGAGTCTTACCTAGTAACGCTCAGAGACAAGCAGACATAATCGGCCGGGAGGAATATAATGGTAGGAAGAATTTATTTTGTCAATTGGGATGCGGCAACAGCAGTTACCGCACAAATTGACGTATTCGAAATTACCCCGGCCGATGACAAGCCTGTTCAAATACATGAGCTTAGATTGTGGCAGACTTCAGACCTTGGTGATGCCGCCGAAGAGATTATCGGACTGCAAATAATTAGAGGATTCACTACATCTGGATCAGGTGGAGGCACACCTGTAATTGGTCAGCGCCAGCTTAATGATGCAGCCCAGGGTTTTACGGCTGAATGCAGGAATACAACATTGGCTAACACAGGCACGACTCAGACTCTATTGTCCGACGCCTGGAATGTAAGAGTTCCATATATTTGGACGCCAACACCAGAAGTGAGACCAATCGTTTCTCAAACATCAACAACATTGGTGGTTAGATTGATGGCTGCGCCAGCAGACTCCCTCACAATGTTTGGAAGCATGACTGTAGAAGAAATGGTTTAGGATAAATAATGAACGTCTATCGTCGTAGACGCACATCAAGTATAAGACGATTACGTTCGCGCTGGATTCCCTCCAAGAATCTCCTGATTACGGAGACAGTAGACAATGTAGGGGTTGCCAGCCAAACTCTTTATATTCAGGCGATTGCGGATTCGGATATTCATTCCGGGTCTGCTACGCTTGCATTAACAGTTGAGGCAACAAAGGAAGCAAAAGATACGTCTGCATCCATTTCAAATAGACTTGGATTAGATGCCACAGCGGACACAGATAATTCGTCTGCAACAGCAACAACCTTCATTTCTGATTTCCAAACTGAAGCAGAGCTTAATACTGGCACAGGCGCACCCACTATTTCAGAATCTACATCTGAATATATATCTAGTTCCGCCTCTGCAACAATTTTAACATCTGATTTTCAGACAGAAACAGAAATATCTTCTGGTACAGGCGGGGCAACAATTGCTGATGCGCTAGCTGAGATAGTTACAAATTCAGCAACAGCGACAATAACGCTTGATGAAACAATAATAACTCCTACTCAGACAGCAGTAGCGCGTCTATCATTGGAATCCGGCGTGACGCCAAGTTCTCAAACTAATCATGCGATTAAAGTAAGAGCTAGAGTAACAAGCGGTGCTGGCACGATTCGTGTAGCACTTTATGAAGGAGTTAATAATAGATCAGGTAACCTTGAATCCAGCACGTTAACTACCAGCCTTGCAAATTATGCAATTTCAATACCAGATGCAAATGCTGCAACAATCACAGATTATAGTAATCTTGAAATCCGTTTGTGGGGCTATGCAGCAGCAGGAGGTTCAATTGATTTTGAAGTTGATCAGATTT